TATTGTTAAAGATTTTAAAATTATCAATAATAAATTTTATGACATTGGTGGAAATTTGGCAGCTATAGCTATTACATTGCCACCAATTACTTATACAACTTCTCCAAATGGTTTTATTATTGAAAACAACTTTGTAGATACTGTTTCTGCCAATGGATTTTCTTTTATTTATAGGTTATCAGGTGGAATATCTGAAGGAACATTTAATGTTGGCTTGTTTGTTTCAAATAATACTTTTAAAAACGGGGTTACTCCTTTTTCTATTTTTGGTGCTAAAGATGTAGTTATTGACACAAATCAATTTTTAAACTTTTCTAGTTCTGCTCTTATTGGCTATACCACAGTAGATGAAAAGTGTATAAATGTAAGTCTTTTAGATAATCTTTTTTATTATTGTGGGACGAGTGGAGCTGGAATTGGATTAGCTATAGGAACTGTTACAAGATTAAATATTAAAGGTAACGAATTTAATGATTGTGGAACTGGTGTTGCTGGTTCGGCAAATGCTATAGATTTTAATGTGACAGCTTTATCTTCTTCTGTTTCGATTATTGAAAATAATTTTGTTTCTCCAAATGGAAAAACTACAGTAGCAATTCAAGTAGAAGGTACTCATACATTAACCCCTTCAACAAATATATACATTAGCAATCGTTTAAATGGTTTAGCCAATAGTTTTAATTGGCGAATTGGGGATATTCAGTTTTATTCTGCCGCACCAACAACAGGAACATGGGCGGTAACTAATTATGTTTACAACTCTGCACCTGCTGCTGGATCACCACAAGGGTGGGTATGTACTGTTGCAGGGACACCTGGCACTTGGAAACAAATGGCTAATTTAGCATAAATAAGTAACAACTTAAGGATAAAAAAATGATTAATACAATACTTCAACTCTTAAAATCTCGCACAGTATTATTTGCTTTATTTCTAGCGGTCTTGTCAATTTTGCAAGGGTATGTTTTCCTATTGCATATTTCACCAGTTCAACAAATGTTTGTTGGTATTGGTCTTAGCGTTATTGTAACTATTTTGCGAATTATTACTACACAACCAATCTCATCAAAATAAAGGTTAATCATGGACACTCAAACCTTACTTAATATTGGAATATCTGTGGCAATAGGTGTTATAGGATGGTTTGCTAGACAGTTATGGGAAGCAATTCAAAGTCTTAAAAACGATCTTAAAAACCTTGAGGTAGAGTTACCAACTCATTATGTTCGCAAGTCCGATATGGATTCAAGGTTTGATAGATTAGAAGCAATCTTAGATAAGATGTTTGAAAAGTTAGATAAAAAGGTGGATAAATAATGGAATGGCTTACACAAATAGCACCAGGCATTGCAACTGCTCTTGGTGGCCCATTAGCAGGACTAGCAGTTACCGCAATTTCCAAAGCATTAGGTATTGACGAAAAAGATGTGCAATCTACCATTGAACAAGGTAAATTATCTGCTGAGCAATTAACAAGCCTTAAACAAGCCGAGATTGAGTTACAAAGCAAGGCACAAGAGTTAGGCTTAAACTTTGAAAAACTAGCCGTAGATGACCGCAAATCAGCTAGAGAAATGCAGATGTCAACTAAATCCTTTGTTCCTGCGTTATTGTCTATTTTAGTAGTCTGTGCGTGGGCATTAATACAATATTTTCTATTAACTCATGTGATTGCACAAGAAATGCGTGAGTTAGTGGCTAGGGTATTGGGTACTCTCGATGGAGCTCTAATGCTAGTGCTATCTTTTTACTTTGGTAGCTCTTCCGGCAGCCAGCACAAAGATGATTTATTACATAGGTCAAGTCCAATATGAAAGATAACTTTGAATCGTCATTAGCTCTTGTTTTAAAGTCTGAAGGTGGCTTTACTACTGATATTCACGACAATGGTAATAAGCTGCCAGATGGTCGAGCAGGATCAACGAATCTAGGAGTTACACAAGCCAATTGGGAAGCGTTTGTTGGTCATCCAGTTACTTGGGATAACATGAAAGCATTGAGTGCTGAAACTGTTGCACCATTCTACAAGCGAAAATATTGGGATATGTGCCATTGTGATGAACTGCCACAAGGATTAGATTACTTGGTGTTTGACTTTGCGGTCAATGCTGGTGTAGGTAGGTCAATTAAAATTTTACAGACTGCGATTGGTGTTACTGCGGATGGTTCTTTAGGGCCATTAAGTTTATCAGCAATTAATAACTTAGAACCAAAGTTACTTATAGAACGCTTCACAGATGCTAAAGAAAAGTTCTATAAGGCTTTGAATAATCCGACATACGAAAAAGGATGGTTAGCAAGAGTTGTAACTGTTGAGAAATCAGCATTATCAATGATTGCGTAGTTTCTCGCTAGGTGGCTTCCATCCAAGTGTTTTGAACCGAGCTAATACATTAGTAGCAACTGCTGGGACATAAACCCATTTAGGGTCTTGCCAATCAGGTTTAGTTTTTTTCATACTCCCTCTTTAATTTTTAAATGGTCTGGAAAAACTACTTTGTGTTTCTTAGCAGTAGCAAACTGATTAGTCCCAGTAGGTGCATGAAAGAAATTTCTATCTAGCAACAAAGAAACATTGTCAACCTTTTCACCTTTTTCATATCTAAATAAAAAATTTTGTGGGCTGACTGTTTGTATTGTGGCAATTGCTGCGTCAACTCGTTTGATGTAAAACTCTTGTTCTTCTTTTTCTAAAGACATAAAGTCCTCTGGTAACATTTTACTCGAGGCCATTCTTAATAACTCTTTCTGATCCGGTGTTAGCATACATTTCCCCTTATGTTTTCGACTAAAAAAATGGTTAAACTACATATAAATAAAGCTGATAAAAAACAAAATAAAAATAACCTCATTTATGTAATCCCTTCCAATATTGAACTTTACTTTTTAAATTTTCAATTTCTTGTGCTTGTTGTCGTAGCATAGGAGCAACTTCTTCTGATAATTTAACATTTACAAAATATTCATTTGTTGTTGCATCATAATCAAATATCGCACATCTATCTAATTCATCTGCTAATTCATTTGCAGTCATTTCTCACTCGCTTTCTTTAAAATGGCTCTTGCAAAAACAACCATAAAATTTGTTTCTTTTGTAAGGCCTGATTGTTCTAATGCTTTATGACTAATTTCTATTATTTCCTCATCCGTTAGTTCACGCATTGGATGTGTATAAAGATGAGTTCCTATATGTTTGCTTAAATCATTTCCATGACAATTAAAACCAACTTTCCAAACAGTATGGGGTGCATCAAAAATAGTCATAAAAGGCTTGGGTAACTGGTCGGTATTTCCGATTGGTTCATTTATCTCTCCCTCATCAATGTGGGAGACATCTGTTTGATCTTTATTGCATATTGAGCAAAATATTTCTGGCTTTGAATGTTGACAATAATGGTTATTAAATTTACTCATCCTTACTCTCCTCAAAAAAATGATTTGCTTTATAACCTTTTTTTTCTAATAAGGCCTTTGCTTTAGTCAATGCAACATTTTTAATATAGTTTGCACCTTGTTCAGTTACCCCTAATTCTTCAGCAACTTCAGCATTGTTATCTAGCAGCCCAAATCTATGCTTTAGTATTTTCATTTTCGTCAATCCAATCTAAATATTTGTTAATAATTACAGTTGATGTAGGGCTAATATCTTTAATTAATAAATCAACTAAATAAGATTTTTGTTTGTGAACTTTATCAGCTAGTTTAATAGCCTGGTCGAGTTGATGTTGTAACTTAGTTACTAATTCATCCATTTGAAATCTCCAATTCAAATTGTTTTATTTTAGGTTTAGCAATACGATAAACAAGAGTAGGACACCAGATAGGGTTAGGATCTGGTAGCCAAAATTTATCATGCACTTTTTGTCCTTGACCAAGATAAGATACTTCAATTTTTTCCCCTTCTGCCCAAGCGTGAATTAAATCAGCGTGTTTATGTCGTTTAATGGTCATTTTTTACTCCACCAAAAAAATCTTCTAATTTATAACCTCGTCTCCGCAAAGCTACTTGCAATTTGACTAAGGCTCTTTTGTAGCATTCAAAGACTGCACCTTCTTTCTCACCAAGCTCTTCTGCAATCTGTGGGAAAGTGGCTACAGTTTCTAAATTAAGTTTTTCAATAGTTTTCATTGACATCCTTAAACTTAGTATTAAGGTCATATAAAGCGTCTTGAATAAGGTCAAGTTTCTGTTGTGAGCGTAAGGCCTCAAACTCTGGTGGAAACTCTACAACCCAGCCAAGATGATCTTTGTAAACAACTTTAAGATTAATTTTCATTTAGGTTCTCCAATACATTTATATAATTTAAAAGACTTATCTTTGTTCCATTTAATATCAAACTCATAACCAGCCTTTACAAGCTCTCCGACACGAGTAGATAACTTCATACCACCACCAAGTTTTAAACAGTCTAGTGGGCTAATAAAGCGTTTCTTTGATGCTTTAATAATGGTTTCGTATTGACTCATTTTTCGCAACTCCTTACATCTATTTTGAGTGGATAGGTAACATTTTTACAATGTTGTTTTGGGTTTTCATCTTGCAAGATCCAAATAAGCGTAGCAGGCCCAAATACAACTGCTATGCCTATGATTGCTTGAAATAGTGTTTTCATGTTATTCCCCAGATGGCCCTGCAAATGCTGAAAAAGAAACAAATTGCTTTAATGCTAAATGTGCAGCATCAAATAATTCTTGAGATTCTTTAGTTGAAAAACCCATGTGTTTGGCTTTATAAAATATTGCACAAGCTAACTCGTCTTGTTGCAACTGTTTAATTTTTACTTGTTCCATTTAATTACCCCTAATTAAGTTATAAATTTACTGCATGGATAAATATTAACTTATGTAAATAGCAATTGCAATAGTTTTATGCAAATAATTTAAAATATTTTTTGAG